TAAATAAACGGCATAATTATAAGGAGATTTTACCATGCCTATTACCAGTATTTTGCGCAATTTTGATGGCGATCCAAACATCGTCACTATCGTTACATCGGATGATTTAGCAACCATTACCACTACAGGCTATGTAACCACCCAGCTTGATGAGATTGAAGCCCTTCAAAATGGCGAGTTTCAATGGGCGGATACGGATATCGTCTTAATGTCCTATTCTCCGGGCTTAGTAGGGTTTTTCACCTATGATGCAACTAATGCCACTTTTGACGAGCTAGACCCTACTGGCGGCCTATCCAATACATTGCAAAACGGCGATATATTTGTCGGTAATGGCGCAAACGTAGCAACGGGCGTTGCACCATCCGGGGACATTACTTTATCTAACACAGGCGTTTTTGGTATTACCGCGGGCGCTATTGTCAATGCTGATATCAATGCATCTGCCGATATTGCATATAGCAAGTTAGCAGCTCTCCCCTCTGGCGACCTGTTAGTCGGAAGCGCTGGAAATGTCGCGACTGTTAGAGCTATCACAGGCGATGTCGTAATTGGCAACACCGGCGTAACCGCTATTTCAGCCGGGGTAATTGTCAATACTGATATTAATGCCGCGGCCGCAATAGACTTTAGTAAGCTTGCAACTCTAGCGTCAACTAATATTTTAGTTGGTAGTGCCGGGGGCGTTGCGACATCCACCGCGGTTACAGGAGACGTGACCATAGGCAATACGGGTGTCACCGCAATTGGGGCTAATAAAGTATTAAGCTCTATGGTTTCCCCGCTTTTAACGAAGTATGCAACAGTCGCTGTTTCTGCCGCTGAATTTAACGGCGCATATGCAGCACCCAAGCTATTATTAGCTGCACAAGGCGCTAATACTCTAATAGTTTTACACCGCGCAGTATTGGCCATGACATTTGTATCAGCAGCCTATGCCGCGGGAGGCGTGGTCGGGATTCAGTATGACTCCACGGTTCATGGCGCAGGTGTTGCGGCATCTACAACAGAGGCGGCGGCAGATTTTTTTGCAGCAGCTAGTACGGCATTTCAATTTGAAGGCGTGTCTGGCAATACTGTAGCTATTTCACCATTCACGACATCTGTCAATAAAGCCTTGTATCTGAGTAATTTAACACAGGCATTTACTACAGGTGACAGCACATTTGTTGTACATTTGTGGTATAGCGTTATCCCAACCGTATAATTACTTTGCGCCCTTTATTGGGCGCATTATTTATGGGAAAAAAATGGATATAAAGGATTGGATTAAACGACATGAGGGCTTTAATTCTCATCCATATTTTGATTCGGTTGGTAAACTTACAATTGGGTGGGGAAGGAATATTGAGGATAATGGTATATCCAAAGAAGAAGCAGATATTCTTTTTGAAAATGACTTTAATTCCGCTGTTAATGACTTAATGCGATTTGATTGGTGGGTAATGCAACCCAAGGGAGTTCAAGACGCGCTTATCAATATGCGTTTTAATTTAGGGCTTCATCGTTTATTGGGCTTTACAAAAATGATTAAAGCGCTGCAAGAAAAAAATTATGGCAAAGCCGCCCAAGAAGCGCTTGATAGCAGATGGGCGAAACAAGTTGGTGATCGCGCTAAGGATGTGGCGCTTATGATAAGGGAAGCGGATGCCTCTACAACCCGAACAGATATTGCAGATTAATTTTGTTAACTGGTTTAATCATGAATTCCCTGAATTAGAAGAATGCCTTTTTCATTTTGCCAATGAACGCAAATGTTCTGTGCAACAAGGTGTAATATTGAAACGCATGGGTGTAAAGCGGGGCGTTAATGATTTATTCCTATGTATTCCGCAAGAAAATAAATCTGGTCTTTGGTTAGAACTTAAAGTCGATAAGAAAAAGCTAACCAAAGAACAAATTGATTTTGGAAAACTTATGTCCAAAAATAATTACCGCGTTGCTGCTGCATGGACTTTGGAAGAAGCAAAAGACGTATTTATGCACTATCTGAAAAATTACATTGCAAATAGGAAGTTGGTTGCACTAAAAAACTGTAGTTAATTTAGTCAAATAGTTAGCGCAAGATTTATACTATTTTACCCCAATTTGGTACTTTGTAAGTTGTTGATTTTTATAGCGGTGTGTACTAAGTCTGATTATCACGATAATCAGATGCAAGGATCATATCATAATAAATTTATCAATGTCTGATGTATGAAAAGTCAGACATGCGTGTTAAAATACAAGACTATTGTGTCTTATATTGAAATAAAATGGCCAAGATTGAAAAAAAACTAGTTTGCAATAAGCATGGTCTTTGTGACTTTAGTTTATCTGGAAAAATAAAGCAAAGATGGAAGTGCAAAAAATGCGTCTATGACTCATCGGTTAAATACAAACACGGCCTTAAAGACAAGGCTATTGCATATAAAGGCGGCAAATGTATTAAGTGTTCGTACAAAAAATGCAAGCGGGCTTTATCTTTTCACCATTTAGACCCATCTGAAAAGGACTTCAATATTGTTGCATGTACTAGTTGGGAGAAAATGAAAGCGGAAATAGATAAATGCATTTTGGTTTGCATGAATTGTCATCTTGAAATCCATGCCGAGGAAGACAAAAAATATTTTGAATTACAGAAATATTACTTGAATAAAAAAGAAGTATATTCAATAAATATGATGCTTATAAATGGTAAATTATCTTTTATTCATGCGCAAGAATTGCTAGAAGAAAAAGAAGGAAAGCAAAATAGAAGAACAAATTTGCGGCTAGAGCTTTATTGTTAGCTGAAAACTCATCTATAAAGCTCTCCGCATTTTTTACATCTTTCTATTATATTGGAATCTTTCACATAATATGTGTCGCCAACCTCATGCTCGCATTCCTTTTCGGATTTTAATGCATGATTAATTTTAAGCATGGCAATAGCCAAAATTTTTGCGTAATCTTTTTTGCAATGCTCATTATTGAGAATTTGACTTACAATTGAATTAGCCATATTCATTTCCCAATCTATGGTTAAGGGCTTGAAGAAATCTCGATCATCTTTCATCTATAAAACTCTCCACATTTTTTGCATTGCCAGTTAATACTATTGGGGCCATCCATAGAAACTATGCTTCCATCATGCTCGCACTTTCTCTCAATCCCACAATCGTGGCATTTGCCACGAACCCATAGGTGTTTGCATTCTGGGTAATTACCAATCATGGATTGTATTTTATCTTTCAGTCTCGGGTAATCTTTATATTCCTTTGCATCTCCCCAATTTCTTATTGTGATATTTAATTCTGTAAATAATATGATTAGCTCTTCTTTAGTAAAATCATTCATAATATAACCATATGGCAGTTATTGCACACATCAACGGGAATATCATCATAATATTGCTTACTATCATGATCGCAATAATTCTCGATCATGAGTCGTAATTTCTCATACAACTTGTCGCTGCCCTCATCTTCAAAAGATTCTGTTCCGATGATTTCTATGCGTTCTATCCCCCAATGGAAAAGGGTGGCCAGATCTTCTTTCGTAAAGTCATTCATAATTTTCTCATTTCGCTATTAGTGAAAAAAGATGGGTCTTCTTGAGCTTTTTTTGTAATGCAATCATAGCAAGCGAGGAATATGTCATCTCCAGCACATGAATGAAACATTAATAACCCCTTCTTCTTTCCAGATAACCAACATTTTTTATTACATTTCGGACAATCCCATAATTCACTATTCGGCTGGTCTTCTGGTGCTGTTTCGTATTTCGGGTAGGGCGGCATCATTACTATTACTAAATCATTCATCTTTTACCTTTCATAAATAAACCAAAGAATTGCTGAAATAATAAGCTGGGTTGCTAATAAACCAATAGAAAATCCCAGTAAAAAATTCATATTTGCACCATAATTAAGACCCCCACGATTTGAGCATAGCTAGGCCATAGGCTTGGGGGGTTCATTGATTAACCCTGTTTAAGACGGAGTTTAACAGCGAACGCTTCTTTTATTTCTTCTGCTATCTTTTCAATAGCATCATCATGTACGCCCAGATTATCTCTTAATACCCCCGTAACTATATCTTTTATACTAAAACCGTTGCACACGATATCGAATGGAATTTTAGAGAAATCAATAAATGTAACCGATGGTGTATTATTGGTCGTCTTGAATTCATGAGGAAGATTAGTTTCTATCATAATTATCCTTTTATTTTATCCTCGCATAATATAGTGGTATATTCCATCACGCAAATTATTCAAAGCCAAAATGAAAGAAATCCGCAGGATGCGTCTAGGTGTACTCAAAGAAATCAAGAATGTACGCAAGTTTTTTGACCACATGGAACATAATGTCAAATGTGGCAATCATGATGCCACAGAGAAGGCTTATATGTTTCTATCTAATATGGTATTGCTTATGAACGAAGGCTCATTAACACCAGATAGCATTGCTATTGATGTTGAACTAGCCAAAGAATTCCACGATATGGAATAATAAACGGAATTGATTAATAGCAGGAAGCCTTTTGAAAACGGAAGAGTAAATGAAATTAAAATTATTAACAGTAAGCATCCTATTATTATCTAGTGGTATTAATGCCCGTCCCGTGAGTTCAGGTGACGTTTTAGGGCGTGATATGGTTATCCCATTACCGGGGGTTGGAAGGATAGGGCATCTGGCATTGGCCACGGGTGATAATATTTTCCATCCCACAGATGTAACCATAGAGATGGAACCCAATTTTAACGAATCCATAATGTGGGGAACAGTCAAAGGATTTAAATCTAAATCCAGATACTGGGGAAGCAGGAGTGGCTTAATAACAAACGCAAGTTTTATGTATCTAGCTTTACACAATGCAAAATTACAAAGCTTCTG